AGCGAACGGCGCGAGGCCGGCGCTGACCTTGAGACCCGCTCCGGCTCGGAATGGGACTCGCTGCTGGATCAGTTCGAAGTGCGCAGCGTGTTCGCCAACCTGGGCGGCGGCGAGAACAGTCCGTTGTCTGGCCCCACGAAAGAAGTCGTGGATGAGATGCGCAGCAATGGCAGCTACAGCGGTACGCCCGTACCCTGGGAAGCGCTTGAGCAGCGGGCGGCGACGACCAGCGACACCGTGCCTGACCCGGTTAGCACGAAGTCGATTATTGACGCCTTGTTCCCCGGCTCCGTTGCCGCCCAGATGGGCGCGCGGATGGTGAATATCGGCAGCGGCTCAAATGAGTACCCGGTCAACGTCAACAAGATCGACGTGGCGTGGGCCTCAACCGAAGGTGGCGACGTTGCCTCCAGTACCGAGTACAAGACCGAAAACCGCGTGCTGCGCCCTGACAACACGCTTGGCGCAACCGTATCCATTACCCGCAAGGCACAGTTGCAGAGCGCCGGCATCGAGGAAGCGATCCGCCGCAATGCGCGCAGTGCGATGCAGGCCGAGATGGACAAGGCGGTATTCCAAGGCACCGGCTCCAACGGCCAGCCGCTGGGCGTAATCACGGGCGCGACTACCTACGGCATCGAGACTACGCCCGTGGATGCCGCGGCGACCTATGCGGCCTATCGCGCGGCGGCCGTCGAGTTCATGCTCGCCAACGGCGCGACCAGTGTTAGCGATATTCGCGCATTGATCCGGCCCGAGATCATGGACTCCATGGATGGCCAGATTTTCGATGCAGGTTCCGGGCTGACAGAGTTCGACCGGCTCATGGCCAAGCTGGGCGCGGTGGTGCTGAGCCACAACGCACTGGCCGATCCGACAGGCGACCCGGCCGCAAGTAATTCTTTGCTGACCACCACAGCCGGCGGCGTGGAGCCGATCTTTATCGGCCGTTGGGGTGGCATCGACGTTATCCGCGATCCGTATTCCGATGCGCAGAGCGGCGGGCTTCGCGTCACGATGCTGGCCACGCTGGACTGCACCGTTAGCCGTCCCGAGCAGATCCGCATTCTGTCCGGTATCCAGTAATGTTCTGGGCCGCGCCAGACGGCGGGCTTGAAGTCCGCGCCGAGTCGGATGGGAGTAAAACCCTGTCCGGCCGGTTCCCGTACAACTCGCTGGCCACGCTGTCCGATGGTGGCCGGCGTGGCAAGCCGCGTAAGGAGCGGTTCGCCCCCGGTGCGTTCAAGCATTCCGTGGACACGCTGCGCGAGGTGCGGCTGCTAATAGGTCACGATTGGTCGAAGCCGATCGCATCGCGCGGCACCGAGACACTGATCCTCGAAGATGCCGAGGACGCCCTGACGTTCGAGGCGACCATTCCCCCGGAGGTCGTCGAGACCAGTCACTTCAAGGACGCAATGGCGTTGCTGGCGTCGGGCTTGGCGACCGGCATTAGTCCGGGCTTTCGCATCCCGCCCGAGCGCACCGTCGAAAACGCCGAGACCGTCGAGGAAGAAGACCCGGCCGAGGGCGAGGCGCTGATCCGCACGGTGCACGAAGCGATCCTGTCCGAACTGTCTTTGGTCACGAATCCGGCTTATGCCGAATCGTCCGTGGAATCCCGCTCATGGGATGCCGAGCCGCCCCGGTTTGCACGTCCGATGATGTGGTATTACCGATGATCGTTTACAAACAGGACGAAAGTCCGCCCGCGAAATACCCGGATATGGGTGATTATGACCCGGTACTGGAGGCGGCGCTATGGTCACGCATCGAGGTCTATATCGCGTATCGCTGGGGCGAGCGAGCGGTGACGTGGACGCTGGACGGCTCCGGCGATTGGACGCCGCCCCTGACTCCGGCGACCGTGACGACGATCGAGCGCTGGAATGGCTCGGAATGGCTAGAGATCGCCGAGACGGCCGGGCCGCTGGGCTACGATTTCGCGGGCGGTATGTATCGCATCCAGGCCACGGTCGGCAGTACAGACGATGTACCAGCGGATGTGAAGACCGCGTTCGAGCGGCTGGCCGGCTATCTTGAAGATGAAATATCCGTATCCGCATCGGCGACGCGCCAGAACGTGGATTACGGCAACGGCGTGTCGGTTAGCCTGTCCCGCCCCGCATCGTGGCGCGGTAGCGCCCTACAGAATAGCGGCGCTGCTGACCTGCTGCGCAGGTATCGGCGGGTATGAGCGCCCTAAGCAACGCTGCCAAGCGCACGTTCGATGCAATCGGCACGCCCATGATCTACAAGCGCACGACCCAGGGCGAGTATGACCCCGTGGAAGGCACCGCCGGCCCGGATGTGACCACGACGTACCCGATCAAGGCATCCCCGCCCGAAAGCTTTTCGATGGAATATATAGACGGCACGCTTGTACAGCGTGGCGATATACAGATCACGATCGCGGCGGCAAGTCTGCCGTTCGCCCCGGCGCTGGCGAGTTCGGACACGTCCGACGCGATCGAGCTGGACGGCACAACCTACGGCATTCTCCACGTTTCCGCTGGCTATGCCGGCCCCGACGTGGCGATCTATAAAGTACAGGCGAGGGGTTAACAGATGGGCATGCTCGATTGGTTCCGACGCCAGCCCGATGAACAGCGCGCCAGCTATACCCAACAGGCGCTGCAATTTCGTGCGGATACGATCATCGGCCGGCGCAATATGGCCGAGCTGACTGGCACCGTGCAGACCTGCGTGAGCTTGTGGGAGCACGGATTGGCCCAGGCCGAGACCAGTGTCGGGGTACTCACGCCCGAGATTCTAGGCATGGCCGGCCGCTCGCTGGGCTTTTGCGGCGAGGCGTTATTCGTCATGCGCGGCGATCGGCTAGTACCGGCGCATAGCTGGACTGTGACCACGAAGGGTTCGCGCCCGGTTGCGTATCGCGTTGTCGTGCCGGATACCGGCGGCGGTCGATCCGATACCGTGCTGGCCGGCGAAGTCCTGCACTTTCGTATCGGCCAGCCTGCCGAGCGGCCGTGGACGGGTACCAGCCCGCTGATGCGTGCCAGCCTGACCGCTGAAATGTTGTACGCGGTTGAGGATGCATTGGCCGACGTATTCACCAATGCGCCGCTAGGTACAAAGGTTATTTCGACGCCAGAACGTCCGACGCAGGACAACTCCAAGATCGAGCGTAGCTTCGCGGGTAAGCGTGGCCGCATCGCCCTGGAAGAATCCAGCAACGTCGATGCCGCAGGTGGCCCCGCTCCCGCCCAGGACTGGCGACCGGCTAGCCTATCGCCCGAGCTGGACAAGTCCAACACGGCAGAGACGCTGAAAGCCGCTCGCGGCTCCGTTATGTCCGCATATGGGGTATTGCCCGCGCTGACCAATGAGAGCGTAACCGGCCCCGCAGTGCGCGAAGCGCAGCGGCATCTAGCGCAGTGGCAGTTGCAGCCGATCGCCAAGATGATCGCCAACGAAGCCGCGGCGAAGTTCGAGACCACGGCAGAGATCGACATATTGCAGCCGTTGCAAGCCTACGATGCCGGCGGCCGTGCTCGCGCCCTGAGTGGCATTATCAAGGGCTTGAGCGAAGCGAAGCAGGCCGGCTTGTCTGATGAACAGCTACAGATCGCGCTGGCGTTTTCCGGCGTGGCGACCAATCAAGAGCAGTAGAACGACCCGACCGCCGGGGGTAAATAGGCGGTGGCGGTTTTAGTCGTGAGTCACCGCCCATCACTTAGCATCAGCGCGTCGCCGTAGGCGATCCGCTGCATGCGTTTGTTATGCGCGCATGCGACCAAGGTCTGATAAACGCTTTCTCTGGAATGCTTGACTATGGGAATCCCATATGGGATAGTAGATACACGCTAAGGGAATCGCCCAAGGCAAACCGGGGAAAACTAATGAGCAGCAATGAATACGGAAACCCATATAATCCGAGCCAAACGATGGTCGGGCTCGAAGCGGCTCGCGCCAAAGCGATCGACGAAGCAACTCGGGATCTTGGAATAAAGTACGACAGGGGAGAGGGGCCCATGCCCGCAGCGCTGAGAAATGATTACCGGTTGTTTGCGGTGCAGCTCGCATCGCAAATGCAGATGGCTAGGGAGGGGTATGAGGGCTTCAATTCTTTTGAAGATGACGACAAACGTCTTTGGGCCGCTCTTGATTTTTTAGTCGATATGAGGCTTCTGGATAGAAATCTGTCTGCCGTTATTCCTAAACAAAAGGTTCGCACTAAAGATTCCATTGCCAACGAGAACACAAAATCCATTTCTCTGCCCGACTAGAATTAAGGTGCCTGAACGAAGCAAGTCACAGCGGGCCGCAGAGGCCCGCTACGATGCCAAGCGGCGATCTCGACCTACGGTGTTGATTCGACTCACCGATTCGCAGGCATCGTGGCTAGAGCAACAGCGACAGGACGGAGAGAGCCGGTCGCATACGGTGGCGCGGCTATCCGGCCTGAGCGCTATCACTCACTAGGAGAAAAACCATGGAACTAACCCTAAATTTGACCCAGCACGAAACCACCGCCGAGCAGTCCTATGCAGGCGTGCGCTCAATGCATAGGGTGTATCCCCAATGTGACCAGCGGCAGCCGATTGACCGGCTGCGCGACTACTACCGGCGCGAAGCACGTCGTCTGAAAAAGGAGAATAGATCATGAGTGACCGAGACGTACATATCGAGCATCCAGCCACACTCGGCGAAAGCCTGTGCGGGT